TTGTTGTACATGTTCTTCTTCCCATTGGTTCAGAAGGCGCAGCGACCTGGGGGCCTGCGCAGAGGGACGTGCCAGCAAGCTGCCGACAAAATGCCCAGTGATTGCACGTCGGCAATCATTGACGGGCAAAAGGCGCTGGCGGTCAAGTGCTTTTGTCGGCTGAGCTGCATTTCAACACGCAGGCGAAGGCTCGGGCGCCGGCACTTCTCCATGCACGCCTGGCGTGCTACGTTTGCCTTTCCCATCACCATCAGGAGGGTATCGACATGGCCTTCAATCCCGCATCGCGCGTCCAGGACTACCTCGTCTTCGGGGAATTCGGCGACGTCAATCCGTCAATCACCGACTCCTCGACCTATACCTTCCTGAGCCCGGAGCGAATGGAGGAGTTGTTCGAGCACGAGATCGAAGGCTGCTTCCTCTACTCGCGACACTTCAACCCAACCAACAAATATCTCGCCAGCGCCCTGGAGCGCATGGAAGACGGCGAATCGGCGCAGGTCATGGCCTCCGGCATGGGCGCGATCAGCACCACTCTGATGACCCTGTGCGCTGCCGGCGACGAGATCGTCTGCGGGCGCAGCATCTATGGCGGCACCTACGCCCTGCTCAAGAACCTGCTGCCGCGCTTCGGCGTCAACACCCGCTTCGTCGACCTCGGCGACCACGACGCCGTGCGCGCAGCGATGACGCCACAGACCCGCGTCCTCTACTGCGAGTCGCTCAGCAACCCGCTGCTCGAAGTCGCCGACCTGCCGGCGCTGGCCGCCATCGCCCACGAACACGGCGCACAACTGGTGGTCGACAACACCTTCACGCCGATGATCCTGTCACCATTGCGCCATGGCGCCGACATTGTCGTGCACAGCCTGACCAAGTTCGTCAATGGCACCAGCGACTGCGTCGCCGGCTGCGTCGTCTCTGCGCACGACTTCATTTCCCGCCTCACCGACATCAACGCCGGGCCAAGCATGCTGCTCGGGCCGGTGCTCGACAGCACCCGCGCAGCGAGCATCCTGAAGAATCTGCACAGCCTGCACATCCGCCTGCGCCAGCACGGCGCCAACGCCCTCTACCTGTCCAGCCGGCTCGAAAAGCTGGGATACGCCGTGCATTACCCGGGCCTGGCCAGCCATCCGCATCATCAACTGCTGACACAGCTGATGAACCCCGGTTACGGCTATGGCGGCATGCTGACTCTCGACGCCGGCGACCTCGCCGCCGCCAACCGCCTGATGACGCTGATGCAACGCGACAAGGTCGGCTACCTGGCCGTCAGCCTCGGCTATTTCAAGACCCTGTTCAACACCCCGGGGCACAGCACCTCGTCCGAGATCCCGCCCGCAGAACGCGAAGCGGCCGGCTTGCGCGAAGGCTTGATCCGCTTCTCGATCGGCCTCGACGAAGATATCGCCCAGACCACCGCGCGCATCGAAAACTGCCTCAGCGAAGCGGAAGTCCGCGGAAGTCTGTAGAATCCCGTCCCGGGCCTGTAGCTCAGTTGGTTAGAGCAGAGGACTTAGCGAAGCCAGCCTGGACATCGTCAGATGAGTCGCTGGTTTCATGGGTTGCCCGTCGGCAGCAACACGCTGGTGGCGGGTAGAACTGGTCAAATTCGGTGGAAGCTGGGGCCTGCGGGCGACGCCAATACCGAGCCAAGCCCCCGCAAATAGCGCGGGGGAAGGTGTAGAGACTAGACGGCCAGCCTGTAACGGGAAGGTATAGTCCAGACCACAAACTCGCCAGAGGCGGCGAAAGCCGTAGTGGTAAGCATAATCCTTTGGTCCAGGGTTCAAGTCCCTGCGGGCCCACCAGACAAGAAGACCAACCCCTCATCGGGTTGGTCTTTTTTTGCGCACTGCCGCGTGTTTGCGCGGGTTCGTGCGGAAGCCTGTGGACTTCGAGATTTCCCGCGGGCGCCCGGATTTGGCCATTTTCATTCTCTCCTGGCCATTCTTCTCTCCGGCCTCGCGCCCGTCGACGACCCGAAGTCCACGAGCGCCTCCAACGCGACCATTGCAAATCAACAGCTTACACGTGGTCCGATCAAGCAGTTGATTTGAGGCATTGGTAGGCGGAGGAAACATCGATGGTGCTCCCGCGATCGCGATGCTGGAAGGATTGCTGCTGGCGGGCAGCTTTCGGCCAGGAGATACCGATGGCGACGAGCAGCATAGTCCCTTCACGCGGGCTCGGTCGCAGACTTGATTCCATGCCCATTCGTCGGTCCCTAAGCGCCGCCTTCACCTAACTTCAGCACTTGAGCGAATGTCGCTGCGCTCTTACGGCTGACCGGGATCGCCACATCGCTGTTGAGAGTGCTTGCCCGACATAGTGGCTCGCCTTCCGTGCTTTGTTGTTCCTGTGTTGTACCAAAAAATGTTGACAGCGGAAGATGAGATCACTACATTAACGCACTCGACAGTTCGGAACAACGCAGGAACAACGGAGGAATTATGGCCGATAACTTCTACACGGCGAGCCTAAGCAGGACTCAGGGTCGCAATACTTGGGCCGTCATATTCCGACATCCGAAGCGAACGGACCCCACCACCGGCAAGGAGGGCCTGCGAGTCCGGCAAAGCCTGAAGACGGACAAGGAGGAGGAGGCGGCGACGCTTCGGGATCAAATGAATATGCTGCTGGAAAACCCGCAGCTATGGGATCTTGGCGCGCGCGAACAGGCACTCGCACTTTTTGATCCGCGCGTCGTTGATATCTTCTTCTACAAGCTCGAAGGCGGTGAAACCGACTTCCTGATGCTGCGCGACGGCGTGATCGCGCTTCCGTCCTCACAGTCCAGCGACTACCGACGCGCGCTCTTTCTCGGCACCACCGGCGCTGGAAAGACGACGGCATTGCGCCAGATTATGGGCACCGACCCGGCGAAAGAGCGCTTTCCCTCGACTTCCACAGCCAAGACCACGGTTCATGAAACCGAAGTGCTCCTGCAAGACGGTCCCTATAGAGCCGTCGTCACGTTCTTCCCGATGGAAGATGTGCGCGAACACCTGAAGGAGTGCGTGTCTGCTGCCGCTCTGGCGGCGTACCGGAACGAGTCCGACGCCGAGCAGATGCGTCGCTTGCTGACGCACGTTAATCAGCGTTTCCGCTTCAACTATGTTCTTGGAAATGGCCCGGTCAAGGACAGCAGCGACTTCGACGATGACAGCAACGGCGACACGGACGCCGAAGCCAGCGACCTGCTGAAGGGCACGAACGATGTGCTGTCGTCCGCGCTGGCGTCGGTCAAAGAGCTCGCAGTGCGCTACGGGACCTCGCTCCGCACGGAGCTGAACGCAACCGAAGAAAAGGATCAGCGCGTCATCGACGAACTGTTCGAAGAAGAGCTCGACAACCGGACGCGCGACGATGAGGCATTCCAGCAGGTTGTCGATGCCGTCATGGACGAGATCGAAGAACGCTTTGCCTTGCTGCCCGATGGTAAGCTTCGGAAAACCAAGGTCGGATGGCCTCTGACGTGGACCTGGGAGACCGAAGATCGCGATGCCTTCATCGCGGCGATCTCCCGCTTCGCTTCGAACTACTCGCCACTATTCGGCACATTGCTGACCCCGCTCGTAAACGGCGTCCGCGTGGCAGGACCGTTCTACCCCACGTGGACAACTGACCAGCCGAAGCTGGTGCTCCTCGACGGCGAAGGGCTTGGCCACACGCCCCGCTCGGTGTCAACCATCTCGACGACCCTGTCGAAACGCATCGACATGGCTGATGCCGTCATTCTTGTTGACAACGCGACGCAGCCGATGCTTGCCGCGCCCGTGGCGGCGATGAAGGAGCTAGTCTCTTCGGGCAATTCCGCCAAGCTGATCTTCGCGTTCACGCATTTCGACAAAGTAAGCGGCGACAACCTACCGAGCCCGTCGGCCCGTGCCCAACATGTGCTTGCATCGGCGGAAAACGTGCTCTCTGCCATCGGAGAAGACCTCGGCCCATTCGCCGAGAGGGCACTCCGCGCGCGTCTGGCGAGCTCGCGCGTCTTCCTCGCGGGCCTCGATCAGAGACTGGATGTCGAATCCAAGGACGGTAAACGTACGACCAGTCAGCTCGGCAAGTTGCTGGAGTTGATCGACGGCATCGTCGAGCGTCCGAAGCCGATTGACTCGCGCCCGATCTATGACCGCATGAACCTCGTGCTGGCCGTCGAGCGCGCGGCGGAGAGCTTCCACAACGGGTGGCGACCCCGCCTCGGCCTGTCGGTCAAGCAGGGCCAAGTGAAGGAACACTGGACACGCATCAAGGCCCTCAGCCGCCGCTTCGCGATGGGGTCTGACCACTACGACACGTTGCACCCTGTCGCCGACCTAAAAAAGGAACTACAGCAACGCCTCTACGTGTTGCTTCAGAACCCGGTTGGCTGGAACGGACCGGAACCGACCGACGACGACAAGCAGAGCATTTTCGACGCCATTGCCGAAGACCTCAGCCGTCGCCTGCTTGACCTCGCCTCGCGCCGGGTGAAGTCGGAGCGGTTGGGTGACTGGCGCAACGCCTACGACGAATCCGGCCCGCGCTCGACTTTTCGGCGCGCGAAGCTGATCGCAGAGCGCGTCTATGACCTGGCCGCCCCGGTGCCTGATGTAACGCCATCGCCGGATCGGAATGCCTTCCTGCAAGACGTGGCAACCGTGACCAGGGAATCGGTCGAACTGGTCGGCGCAACTTTGCGCTGAAGTATGGGTATATGAAGATGAAGATCGATGAAATCTTCCCGCACGTTGTCGGAGATCGGTGCTCGCTGAAGGACCAACTCTTCCAACGTGCGAAGGAGCAGGGCTTGTCGGCCGAGCAGGCGAACGAATGTTTCGCCTCGGTTCCTTCCCCGCTGATCGACTCAGGGGCGTTCCTCGACAACTTGACCGGTCTGTGGCGCTATGAGTTCGGCGTACCATTCGAAATCGAAGGGACATATGTCTGGGGCGCTCATATGTGGGTCCCGGTCGACTACCTGCACCGCGCCATCATCACGGCCAACGACCGCCTTTCCGAGCAAGCACGCTCTGCCTACTACACGCGATTGAACGAGCCGGAGCGGCACGCGGTTACGCTCACCGAAATGATCCCAGGCAGCAAACTGCCCACTGGCGTGCCCGCCGAATTTGAAGTGTCAGGGTACGGTGCAGGAAACAGCACAGTGGATTGGGTGGTTCACACGAATAGTCGCCGGGTGCTGCTTGATGTGAAAACCCGTAGCAGGGACTTCATCGAACAAATGGCTCGGGAAGATGGCGGCAAAGAGATGCCAGAGCCGGAGCACGATCCCGCGTTGCTCTTCCGCAGCCTGGACAAGAAGTTTCGGCCCGAAAATCCGGACGAGCTTCTACAAGGCATCTGGATCGCGACACACATTCAGCAAAGTGTAGACGCTCTAAACAAGGCCTTCGGAGCGCTAGACCCTAAAAAGGTGCACTTCGCCATCCTCGGCGATTGGGAGTCGGATGTTCACCTTCTGGTGAGGCGGGAAGCGGATCGCGAATACCTGCTTGATCTGTTCGGGGCAACACCGTCAACCCGGTTCACCTTTACGCCATAGGCGAGCACTTAAGGGCGGCAAACCTCGGCCACAAAACGGGGGCATGGTCAGATCTGTCGTCGTACCTGCTCGTGCGCTCGGTATGCGAGAGGCCGAGGCTCGCCACATGCTGGACGGGCCGACAGGCAGCATGGAGTTGCGTACGGCCATCACGCCTGCATTGCATGCTCGGAGGCCGCCGCCGATCACTCCGCCTGCAAGTTCTCGCCAACCACACCAATTCGCTTGCGCTGCTCCTCCCACAACACCGGCGGACTGATCGCCAGATCATGCACGCCAACCTGATGCGGCAAGGACTCATCCAGGATGGCCGCGATGATATCGGGCGCCAGCGTGGTCAGGTTGAGCATTCGGCACATGTAGCTGTTGTCGATCTTCTCCCGGGCGGCGAGCTCGGTGATGGACTTGGCTTCGCCCGATTCGAGCATTGCCAACCAGTGATGGCCGCGTGCCAGTGCCAGTTGCATCGGCGTGGCGGCGACATCCCAGGGCCTGGGCTGGGCGGCTTCACCGTTCGGCAAGGTAACCAGTTTCCGCCCGCTGCGGTGCTTGATTTGTATCGGCACCGACAGGGTCAACCTGCCGTCGCTGGCGGCGATGACATCTGACGCCCCGGTCCTGCAGATACGGATCCCGTTCATGCCAGCGCCTCCTGCCGCCGTTCGGCCGGCTCCGGGCGCAAGTCCAGCACCAGGTGTTCGACGCCATTGGGGCGCAGGCGCACTTCCAGATCAGTAGGTGAAACGATCACCTTCTCGACCAGGAGTCTGACGATGCGCGCCTGCTCCGCTGGGAACAACTGGTCCCAGATCACATCCAAACGCGTCATGGCCACGGTGACCGTGGCCTCGTCCAGGGTCGGATCCAGCTTGGTCGCTTGCCGCAGCACATCGCCGAGCAAATCAGGCGCGCGCAGGATTCCTCGAAGCTGTTCGAGTACTGCCGATTCCAGTTCTGCCGCCGGCAAACGTGGCAAGCCAGAGGCCCTCGCTTGCTCCTTGGTATCGCGCATCGGGATGTAATACCGGTAGCGGCGGCCGTTACTCTTCTTCGTCGTGTGCCAGGGCGACAGGGCCCGCCCGTCATGGCCGAAGACGATGCCCTTGAGCAGGAAGGGAACGACCGCCCGCGTGGCGTTGCCGCGCACCCGGCAATTGGTGGCGAGGATGGCGTGCACGCTGTCCCACACTTCGCGTTCGATGATCGGCGGATGCACCGCCGGAAACCACTCACCCTTGTGCCGCAGTTCGCCGAGGTAGGTGCGGCTGTGCAGCAACTTGTAGATCATCCCCTTGTCGATCGGCTTCCCCTCACGGACCTTGCCGTCCAGGGTGGTCCAGGCCTTCGAGGTGACGCCGTCGAGCTTCAGTTCGTTGAACAGCGAGGTGCTGGAGCCGAGTTCGACGAAGCGCTGAAAGATGTGCCGGATGAGTTTCGCCTCGCGTTCGTTGGGGACCAGTCGCCGGTTCTCGACGTTGTAGCCCAGCGGCGGCACGCCCCCCATCCACATGCCCTTGCGCTTGCTGGCGGCGATCTTGTCGCGGATCCGCTCGCCGGTGACCTCACGCTCGAACTGCGCGAACGACAGCAGGATGTTGAGCATCAGGCGACCCATCGAGGTCGTGGTGTTGAACTGCTGGGTCACCGAGACGAAGGAAACACCGTAGCGTTCGAAGACTTCCACCATCTTGGAGAAGTCCGCCAGGCTGCGGGTCAGGCGATCGATCTTGTAGATCACGACCACGTCGATCTTGCCCGCCTCAATATCGGCGATCATGCGCCGGAGAGCTGGACGCTCCATGTTCCCACCCGAGAAAGCGGGGTCGTCGTAGTCGTCTGCCACCGCAATCCAGCCCTCGGCGCGCTGGCTGGCGATGTAGGCGTGACCGGCGTCGCGCTGTGCATCGATGGAGTTGTACTCCTGGTCCATCCCTTCGTCGGTGGACTTGCGTGTGTAGACGGCGCAGCGCACGCGCCGCTTAAGGGCTTCGCTCATCGCCGTAGTCCTTTCCTGGTGGACACTTCCGGCTTGGCCGGGCCTTTGAGTCCGAAGAAGAGCGGTCCCGACCATCGTGTTCCGGTGATCTCGCGCGCGATCATCGAGAGGCTCGGGTACATCCGGCCGTTGAACTCGTACTGCCCGTCGGCGGTGGCGACCACACAGTATTCAACGTCGCGGTATTCACGCGTCAGCACGGTGCCCACTGCCGGTCGGGTATCGCGGTCGCGCTTCCCTACCTTGCCCGTTTCCAGGAGGGCGGCGATCCGGCGCTGGTTTCGCTCCAGCAGGCTGGCGTCAACCTTGCGAAACTCGACTTCCTGCAGCCGGTAGGCGATGCGCCGTTCCAGGAAGGGCCGATTGTAGTTGGGCGTGTCGGCGCCGAACAGCTTCTGCCAAAGCGCCTTGATCTCTGGCATCGGTAGTGCGGGCAAGCGGGCGATCTGCGCCAGAACCGACGGCGGCGTGGCGGGAATGCGAGGTGACGTGTTCATCATGACTCCGTATTATTCCTTGTGGACGGGGTGTGAATGAACGCGCTGGTGGCCGGAGAAGGCAAGCTCAAACCCGTTCTCTCGGGCCACGGGGCCATCGGCGCTGCGCAGGCGGATCAGCCCATTGGCGAGCAACGAGGCGATCTCGCACCGACGCTGCGCCGCTGTCATGTGCTCCGGGGAGAGGTGGGTAATTTCATGCACTGGCTATCTCGCCCTTCGTCCAATTCGCTCGAACCGCAATTGTCTGATCGCGGGATAAAAAATGCCATAAGGGAATTTTGGAGGCGAGCGGGCTGCTGCGGGTTGGTGCGTAAACCGGGATCAGCTGGCATTTGATTCTCGATTAGTGCGGGACGCTGTCCGTCTGGCGCGAACGGCGCATGGTCATGCTCAACAGGGCTCTCGATAGCCTTTTAGATCTCTCTTTCGCCGACCTTCGCAAGGCGGTTTCAGCCATCGCTGCCGCCGGTGTGAACTTCGCGCATGTGGCGATCCATCGCGTCCAGCCAATCTGGTGGCCGTCTCGAATCACTTGTACATTTAGGCATGAAGAATGATTGCGTCGCAAACCTAACGCCAGCAAAGTTAAGCACAACGATGGCGAGAATGAGCGGCAGTCTTGATCACTTCAGCGAATGAAACTGGCACGATTGGTGATCAACGGATGGTGGTTCTGGATTGGACATTGTGTGCAATCCGGATTCTGATTGTTTCATTGGTTTTACTACGGCACCTGCACTAGGTAATTCGTAAGTGTAGAGAAGACCGCCCGGTGCACTTCCCATCCTCGCAACACGTCATCAGCGTTAGTGCCCGCGCCTGGATAAGCCGGAGTCGACGGCGGCAGCCCCTCGACCAACTCCCTGTCGCCACGCCGGCCCACGACGACGCAGGCGTGGCGATGACGGGTACACATCACGCACAAGCGGCCGGCCTCAAGGTGGAACTCGTCAGCCTCGTCCAGCGATGCCAAGGGGTGCCAGCAAACGACAAAGTCGAACTCGAGCCCTTGTAGCTTGTTGGCCGTGTTTACAACCACTCTGGTCAGGCCGCAGTGATCAAGCAACACGCGGACCATCGCCTTCTGATCATTGTGGGATACGGACACGGCGATGCGCTCGGCGATTAGCGGCGCGCCCTTGGAATGATGTTCGCACACGAGATTGCAGGTTCTGTGCAGCAGCCGTGCGATTAGATCGACGATCAACTGGGCTGTTTCCGGGTCGGCCACCAAGGTCTGTAGCGCAGGCTGCTCTAGGTAAGCCCATCCTGTGTGCGCAGCCAAAACCAGGCTCTTGTCGAGCGCCTTGTCAAGAGGTCCAGCGGCGGTGGCCGGGCCGAGGTTCATAACTCTTACGCCATCGGCTACGGCAGCGCCGAACTTGTGATCGGCAGAATAGAAGTGTCTTGCAATAGACGCACCACGCTCATCGAGCCGTCGTGTGATTGGGAAGCGGTGCCTTGGCGTAGTCGGATGATTCGAAAGAAGCACGTCCACGGCCGTCTGCAGTGGGTCCTCCGCAAGTCCCTTCCATTGTCGCCCGACCTCAACAGTGGTGAATGGCTGGATTTGACCGCTATCCCCCACACACAAGTGCCGCGGCGCTATACCGGCGAGGGCGTAGTAGCTAGCAGAATTCGCCTGGTAGCTCTCGTCGGTGATTAGCGCGTCGAATTGCCCGAGAGCCTGCGTCGACTTGTTTCGAGGATTAACTGCTGACGCGAGCTTGTGAATTGTACCAACGACCACCGGCTGGGCCGATGCCAGATGTGCCGGCGTAAACGAGACGATGTTCGGACGCCGGGCCCACGACGGAAGTTCAACGCCCTGTGCCGGAACATACGCAACGAGTTCCGCGGGGTCGCTGACGGCGATGGAAGAAACCAGACTGAAGACCTGCTCGTTGGTGGGGGCAGCCACGGCCACGCGAATGCCGCGGGGCCGGCACTTCTTGACAGTATCGGTCACGAAGTAGCTCTTGCCAGCGCCTGCGACAGCGGACAGTGTCACCGCACCCTGGCCCGTGATACTGAAAAAGTCGTTCTGGGCCACTTGGGCGATCTGATCGGCCGCATCGATAACCGCCTGATTGAACATCGTCATGCCGCCTGTTCTCCCAATTCGCTGTAGTCGAGGTCGACTGGAAAGGGTGGCGCTGCCGCAAGGTGAGTCCAAGGCGCCTGTTGAGGTAAGAATAATTCGTAGCCGGGGCGCGTGTTGAACTGGGAAAAGCATGCCCGACTGCCCACGATCGGAAGACACACGTCTGAGACGCGGTTCGTCTGCAGGATTAGCGTTACGTCGGACCCGCCGCTTGCGGCGATCACGCTACCCAGCAACCACTCCCTGCCGTCCGGCATCTGAGTCCACCAAACCTTGGCCCCCGGAAGCATCAAGCACGGTTCCTGTGTGCGCACGATGACGCGAGGCCGCAGACATTTGCGGCTATTGATCAACTCGCGATGCGTCTTGTCACAATCGATGACAACACCTGCAAGGGCCTTCCCGGCAAGCAGATGGGGCGCCATTCGCAATGGATCATCGATAGCCTCTTCGGCCAGGAGACGCGCGTGCGCCTGCTCAAGGTCATGGAGGCGCATCGCAGCGCCGCGAGCGGTCATCCGAGTCTTACGGCGGCCCTCAGCGGGACCTGCCATCCACTGGAGGTGCGCGGCGAAAGCGATGCGATCCTCTCGCACGCGTCGCACGACGGACGCCGCTTCGGGCTTTGGCTTTTCGCGGGCAACTACCTTCCACATCAGATTCCACGTCTGATCGACCATGCTACGATAGTGCGCCCGCAATGGCCAAACGAGTTTATCAACCACACCCGGATCCGTGCTTCCGGCGCGTTGGTCGTTGAACGTATGCATCAGTGAGTGAACCAACTCCCCATCCCTGGGGCTAGGGACCGGGCCCACGGCATGGATCTCGGCGAGTTCGGCGGCGTTGAACCCATGCATACCGGCGGGAGGGTCAATCCAGGCGTCCATCGCCGGCAGCGATTGCATCTCGATCGCGCTCATTGCGCTTGCGTAATGCGTCGTGAGCAGATCGGTAGCAGACACAATCAGCTGTTGGCCCGGCATCTGCGCGTGGTCAGCAATCCACATCAGATGGCGACCGAGACACGGCAGCAGTGGATCGGCGGGGTGCGGACCAGTCGTAGGCAGGTACGCAAGGCGCCGACCCAACCGGCCAAGGAGGCCGATGGTCTGGGCGTTTGGTACAACTATTTGCGGTAATTCCAGAGGCACCGCGAGTTCTGCTCCATGGTGGAGAATGTCTTCGCAGGGGCCACCGGCAAAGTCCTCGAATGCGGGACAAAACTCCTTGGCAAACCCAACGAGCGCAGCGAAGAGCAGGTCGCGGTTCAGCGGATAGCCGGGTACAAAAAGCTTGAACCCAGACGATTTTCTCCCGATCGCGATGGCGCCCACGCTGTAGGCCTCCGCACCGAGCTGCCAGGCGACGATGCACAGCGGATCGTCGGAAAGTGCTCGGTGCCTTCGAATGGCGGTGGGCAACGCACGCCCATCCGTGTGTGCGCGCGCGGCCAACAAAGCCTGGAAGCTCACAGTGCACCCTCAATCAATACACGGTTGAAGACGGAGTTGGCCCGTACAAGCGCAGCAGCCGCGTGAACCTCGGTCGGAGCCGGACTTGCGCCGTCGGCCAGTTCGGCCGCTCGAGGCAGGGTCCTGACACCGGGAAGCAAACGCACGACCGAGCTTCCGCACAACGTTGCCAGGCCGGTCGTTTGCGCTCGACCTCGGCACAGGCGGCCCATGCCACAGTCCTGTAGGCAATCGGGGCGATAGTTAGTGCCGACTTTGTCCATCATCTGCTCCAGCGTGTCGAGACGCGCCTGTGGATCGACATTGCTGGCTGGAAACTGCAGACCGCTCGCAACCATCAGCATGTCGTCGCCGGTCGGCGTCGATGCGAGCAGCCTATCGGCGCGCCGAACCCGGGCCGCCAGGTTCTGGATCAGCAGCGTTGGAGTCAGGCCGACGCCCATCGGCAAAATAATGAAGCCCTCGTCGGACACAGCGTCTGGCGACAGCTTGAGTTCGATGAGCGCACGTCGGCAGAGCAACACGTACCAAGCGGCCTGTTCGCACGCGGTGCCCAGCTTGTCGTTGTCGCAACGGCCGTCGGTTATCGGGAATGACTTCACCTCGGCCACATGGAGCTTGCCATCGGAAGCGGCGGCAAGACCGTCAGCCTCGAAGTATGCCGTCCTGCCGGCGATCGTGCAGGTCAGGACTGCTCCGTCAATGATGTTTGGGGCGTTAATGGCCTTGTGCGCGATCATCTTCAGCAGCTGTCGGGTTTCGGCGGCGCGGTGTTTAAGGCCGATTTCATTGGGTATCGCGCCGCTGCGCAAGTCCCGGATGCGGACGTCGGTCAGAGCAAAGCCGGCCTTCTCGCGCAGCAACTGTATTAACACGGCGTAGTCTTTGTCCTTGACGCGCCGCTCGAACATCTCGCCTCGCTGGAACGCCTGGGGATCCTGACCGAAGTCGACGGCGAAGTACGTGTCATCGCACAACTGGTCTAGGTTCGTACGGGTGGCCAATGCCAGCCTAGCGAAGGTGCAATCGTTGTGTGCCGTCGCAGTTGCAAGTGCGCGGACTGTCGGCCGCTTCTCCGGTGCCTTGCCACGCACCTTGGCGAGTTCGTCTTGTGTAGTCATGATTGCCCGTCACCGTTCCTTAGTTCAAGCAATAACATGCGGTATCGCCCCGCCCCAGATCTGCTGTTCGTCATCAAGGCTGCGCGTCGCACGCTCAGCTTCGCGTTTTCGCCAGTCTTCGTCTTCCGCCTGGATCAGTTGGAGTTCACCAATCACTGCTTGACGAACCCGCACCGTGTTTACCCCAGACCCAAAGTCCCACGCGTTATCGAGGGCGCCGGGGACGGTGCGCGCGTATTCGGCGAGCAATTTGCCCATGCGGACCGCTGCCCCTGTCTCGCGACACGCGGATTCCGCTTGATCGACCAGGTAAAGACATACCTTCAGGTGATCGGCCCGTGGGCTCAAAGGCCCGACGATTCGCTGCCAAAGAGGCCAATGGGACAACGCAAAACGCCCTCGTCCAGCAACCAGCCAAGGTCCCTCAAGCGCGGGCACCAAGTAGGTTTCACGCCTAGTTCCTGAGGTCCAAGAGCGGAACTCATCTCGACGAATGGATGCAATGCCCCGCAGGTCGAAAGGTTCGCCTCCGCGGGCTTCGCTGTAGGCGGCGATAAGCTTCGGGGAGCTGGGCACATTCAGTTCCATGACAGCGCTGATAGCGCGTTCGCGCACGCTCGGCACTTTGCTAAGTGCCGGCCTCTTCGCACGCCGCTGCCCAAGCCGCCGTGCCTGTTGCCACGCCATTTCGGCCTCGCGCTGAAGGCGGGCTGCTACCTCCATATCGCCACGCTTCAACGCCTCGGAGGTCTCCGTGGCCAAACGCGCGGCTTCTTGCAAGGCTGAAGTCAGGTCATCATTCATGGGCGAACTTTACCAGATACTTTCCAGACTTACAATAATAATTCCAGATATACTCTGGAAACAATCTGGTGAAAGCCAGGGAGAGATCTGTTTGCCGAAAAGAAACCGACCACCAACGACTGGGCAGGGCGGTTTTCAATGGTTACCGACTTAGGCGCCGCCTAAGTCGGTAACCGAAGCCCGCCATTACCAATTTGAGCGACTGAACGTGTCCTCCATAGGAGATTTCGATGAACGATGCAGAAAACCTGTCCAAACTGCTCGGCCACCTGCCGCCGGCGGTCTTCAGTGAATTCATGGCCAGCGAATTCGATCTGGCGATGCCGGACTTGCACGCCAAGCAGACAAAGCGGGAACAGCGCGCAGCGATGGACGAGGGCCTCTCGGCTCTTACGGTAACGGTGCGGCAGCAGATCGAGGAGGTGGCTGAACGAATCGTAGTGCTGTCGGACGGCGCCGGGCAGGATGTCATAGAGGGTTTCCGCCACGACATCTTCGACGACGCAAATCGCGAGGCCTTCGCCGCGATCTGCAACCAGTACGAGCGCGCTCTGTGGCTATACGTCCATGACCCCGAGGTCTTCAAGGAGGCACTGGATGCCCGCCAGGCCGACGTCTTCCGCCAAAGCCGGTCGTGCTACTCCGGTTTCATGGCCCCCAAGAGCCTCTCGATCAAGGACGATGAGGCCTCGAGGGTCGCTTTTCATCAGACCGTCGCCGAACATCTGGGCTGCGCGGTCGATGCGGTGGCCGTCCAGATTTTCAAGCGACTGCGTCCCGACACGCAGACGGGCGAGGGCGTCGCCCTGTATCAGGTCAGCATTCACCACAACCGCCCGCCGGAGATCATCGACTGCGTCCATGACAGCGAACTCGTCGCTCAAGAGGTGATCAGGGCTATCTCTTCGCACATCACCTACGAACCTGCCCAGGGTCATCTGGAAGTGCTGTCCAAGGACAACGATGGCCGCGAGACGCTGGCCCGGATCGTGGCAGATGCCTTGCTGCAATCACCGATCTCCGGCGAGAAGATTCCGCTGAAGCAGTACGACTATCAGAGTCTCGCCGCGCCGCGAAACTTCGACCTGGCCGGGGAGAACGTGGCATTCGTCAAGGTGGTCGAACTCGGATACGCCGCGTTGAAGCACCGCTCGCTGCTGGTGAAGATCTGGTCGACGGATGCCGACGACATTCATGCCGCTGCGCGGGATCTGATCAGCCCCACGTTCGACTTTCGCCATCACCACCTGCACTACGCCAAGCTCTCCATCCGCCTGAAAAAAGTCGGCAACGAACGCGCACGGACGATCACCATCATCTTGCGCGAGGACAACAAGTGCAACATCAAGACCAAGCGTGAGAAGGACCGGGCATTGTGCGACCGCCTGCTCGCCAAGTGGCATCTGGTGAAGGAGATCGGCGATGTTACCAATGCCCCTGTCGACGCGGTCGCTGCTTGAGTTGCTCGACCTCTTCGAGCGATCCAGCCAGTCGATCAGCGATACGGCAGGCCAACGCCTGCGCGGCGTGCCCGGATGGGACGTCTTCCACAACACGTCCCTGTCCGCCCGGGAACTAGCAGACTGGACGGAGTGCGTCGGTTACGCCGGGTGCTATCCGGCGCCCTGCGGTGACGAGCGAGAGCCGGTCGAACTGCATGAGGACAGAGATCCGACGCGCTACCGCTATCGGTGTCCGGAGACGCTTCGCAGGAAATCCGTCGCGGCGACAGAGGTGGCGGTCTACGCCGTTCACGTGCCGATGCTCCTCCATGTCATCGCCGACCTGCTCGACGTGCCGCAAGCCCTTCGCCGGGGCATCGAGTCGCCGTTACTGGACGGCCATCTCTGGAAGGTTGGCAAGGCCCGAATCGGACCGGCCCTTACCGACGTCTGGTTTGTGCGCAGCCTTGCGTCCTGCATCGATGAGCTGTTCCGCCATTTTCACGAGCAGGCACTGCCGGATCAGGGCCTCATCGTGTCCTCCGGCATGGTGCCGCCGGACTTCGTGCGGCCGCCGCGAAGCTACCGTTTTGCTTCCCTGCACGACGTGATCGTCGACTACGTCCCGGAACCACGCATGGACGTCGACCTCCTTCATCGCATTCTGACCAGTCCGGCCGACGGCACGCTTCGTCCCGTGCTGCCGGTGCACTTCAACGAGTACACGAACATGCTCACGATCCGCAGCAAGACCAGACCCTGGCACATCAAGGGCCAGCGCCAGGCTGCCGCGGTCAAGTACCTTTACCAGCAGGCGTGCAACGACCGATGGCTGGTGAACGCCGGAGAGATTCTCGCTGCTGCCTACCCGGACAAGGAAACCGGCAAGAGCACGCGGATGCAGAGCCTGTTCAGCGCCAATGGCGAATGGAAGGACTACATCGCCAACCCTGAAAAGGGGCGGTACGGATTTCGACTGGATTGACCCCGCCACAAGCAGTACGGACAACCGCCTTCGGGCGGTTTTTTGCTTTCTGGGACACGAATTTCCCCATCCAGCCGCGCCCGTACACCAGCCCGTACATGGCGACGCTAGATGCCCGTACACCTCGACCCAAAAAATGACGGAACGTTTTCGCAATCACCAGAAAGGAGAAAAACGTGCCTGTCAAACACCTCAACCAAGGCCAACTGGCGGACCGATGGGACGTCAGCGAGGCCACCCTCGAACGCTGGCGAACCGCGGGCATCGGCCCCGTCTATCTGAAACTTCAAGGGCGCGTGCTGTACCGCGTCGAGGACGTCGAAGCGTTCGAAACCGCCAGTCTGCACCGTAGCACCAGCGAGCGTGTCACCGCTGGAGGTGCCGCATGAGTTCCGGCTCCCTCCAACACCTCCTGGCGACCCCAGCCAGCCAACTCGCCGAGCAGCCCAGCCAGGCGCTGTTTCAGATCAAGAGCGACGCCGCCGATCTGCTCGCAGCCGCCAAGACCATCGTCGAGCACGTCGACCGGGCCGTGGAGTTGAAGTACGTCCACCGCGCCCGGCAGCTGCGCCTCGCCGCCAGCAAGGACAGCGGCGTCGTGCACTTCGACGACGACCAGGTGCGCATCACCGCAGACCTACCGAAGAAAGTCGAGTGGGACCAGAAGCAACTGGCCGACATCACCCGCCGTATCGCCGCCAGTGGTGACGACCCGTCCCAATACGTCGAGGTCACCTACCGCGTCTCCGAAACCAAATTCAACGCGTGGCCGGAGTCGCTCAAGAGCGCCTTCGCCCCGGCACGCACCCTCAGAACCGGCAAGCCGGGATTCCGTCTCGCCCTGCTCAAAGGAGCAACCGAATGAGCCTCCCCATCATCAGCGCCGATCAGCGCCTCGCAGAAAAGCGCGGGGTCAAAGGCGTCCTCGTCGGCAAGAGTGGCATCGGCAAGACGTCGCAACTGTGGACCCTCAACCCGGCTGCAACGCTGTTCTTCGACCTCGAGGCCGGCGACCTGGCGGTCGAGGGCTGGGCTGGAGACACTATCCGCCCGCGCACCTGGCAAGAATGCCGCGATTTCGCGGTGTACATCGGTGGGCCGAACCCGGCGCTGCGCGAAGAGCAGCCGTACAGCCAGGCGCACTTCGATGCAGTCTGCGCACGTTTCGGCGATTCCGCAGTGCTCGACAAGTACGACACCGTGTTTGTCGACTCGATCACCGTCGCCGGGCGGCTCTGCCTGCAATGGTGCAAGGGACAGCCGCAGGCTTTCTCCGAGAAGACCGGCAAGCCCGACAGCCGCGGCGCCTACGGCCTGATGGGTCAGGAGATGATCGCCTGGCTCACCCACCTCCAGCACACGCGCGGCAAGAACGTCTGGTTCGTCGGCATCCTCGACGAGAAACTCGATGACTTCAATCGCCGTGTGTTCTCGCTGCAGATCGACGGTTCCAAGACCGGCCTCGAACTGCCCGGCATCGTCGATGAGGTCATCACCCTCGCCGAACTCAAGGCCGACGACGGCACGAGCTACCGCGCACTCGTCTGCCACACGCTAAACGCCTGGGGCTACCCGGCCAAGGACCGTTCCGGGCGACTCGATCCGATCGAGGAGCCGCACCTCGGCCGCCTCATGGCCAAGATCGCCGGCCCGGCCAAGCCCGCAACCGAGCGCCTCGACTTCGCTCGCCCCGCTGCCACTTCATCCCTTCCGACTCAGGAGTCCTAATCATGAGCTATTTCGATTTCAACTCGGCTTCCGAACAAGCCAGCTTCGACCTGATTCCGAAGGGCACCCTCGTCCGCGTCCGGATGACCGTTCGACCCGGAGGCTTCGATGACCCCGCGCAAGGTTGGACCGGCGGCTACGCGACGCGCAACGCACAGACCGGATCGGTCTATCTCAACTGCGAGTTCGTCGTCCTGGAAGGTGAGTTCGCCCGTCGCAAGCTGTGGTCGCTGATCGGACTCTCCAGCCCCAAAGGTCCAGAGTGGGCAAACATGGGCCGCAGCTTCATGAAGGCGATCCTCAACTCGGCACGCGGCATCCATCCCGCCGACAACAGTCCCGCGGCGCAGAACGCCCGTCGCATCGCTGGATTCGCCGAACTCGACGGCATCGAGTTCCTGGGCAAGGTCGATTGGGAGAAAGATCAGCACGGGCAGGACAAGAGCGTCATCAAGTCGGCCGTCACGGCGGATCACAGGGACTATGCCGCGCGGATGGGTGCTGCCCCACGCGCACCCGCGGCGTCGGGCGGCTTTGGCAGCGGTGCGCCGGCAGCACCGATGGCACCCGCAGCATCCACCCCGCCAGCGGCGTCCCGCGTACCCACGCGTCCCGCCTGGGCACAGTGAGGAGGCACGGCCATGATGCTCCGACCGCGCCAGCGCGAATTCGTCACCCGTTCCATCGAAGCCCTGCGAACCCACGGCAACACCCTCGGGGTCGCTCCGACAGGCAGCGGCAAGACAATATGCCTCTCCGGTACCGCCGGTGAATTCCTCACTCATCCCGACGCCAAGGCCTGCGTGCTGGCCCACCGCGACGAACTCACCGCACAGAACCGGAGCAAGTTCTCGCGGGTAAATCCTGGCATCGCGACGTCGGTGTTCGATTCCCACCAAAAATCCTGGGCCGGCCAGGCCACCTTCGCGATGGTCCAGACGCTGGTGCGCAATCTGGATCAGATGCCGACCCTGGACCTGCTGGTCATCGACGAGGCCCACCATTGCGCCGCGCCGACCTATCGGCAGGTCATCGACAAGACGCTCGCCAGAAATCCCAAGGCGCTGATCTACGGCGTCACGGCGACGCCCAATCGCGGCGATGGCAAAGGCCTGCGCGAGGTGTTCTCAAACGTCGCGGACCAGATCCGGCTCGGAGAGCTCATCCGTTCCGGCCACCTGGTATCACCTCGCACCTTCGTCATTGACGTCGGCACCCGCGAGGCACTCGACGGGGTGAAGAAACTCGCCGAGGACTACGACATGAATGCTGTGGCCTCAATCATGAACAACGCCCCGGTCAACGAGGCGGTCGTGCGGCACTGGAAGGACAAGGCCGCCGGTCGCAAGACCATCGCTTTCGGCGCCACCGTTGCCCATGCCGAAGCCGTTCGTGACGCCTTCCTCGCCGGCGGCGTGGCGGCCGCCGTCGTGCATGGCGAGATGTCCGACGCAGATCGCAAGGCGACGCTCGCCGCCTTCGAGACCGGGACTACCACGGTCCTCGTCAATGTCGCGGTGTTGACCGAAGGCTACGACTACACACCAAGCGCCTGCATCGTCCTGTTGCGCCCGAGTTCCTACAAATCGACGCTGATCCAGATGGTCGGACGCGGGCTGAGGGTTGTCGATCCCGCCGAGCATCCCGGCGTGGTCAAGACCGACTGCATCGTCCTCGACTTTGGGACGGCCTCGCTCAAGCACGGCAGCCTGGAGCAGGAAGTCGACCTCGATGGATTCGAGACCGGTGGCGAGGCCCCGACCAAGACCTGTCCCGCATGCGACGCCGAGATCCCGCAAGCGTCGCGCGAGTGTCCGCTGTGCGGGCACCTCTTCGAACGGGAAGAGACGGGCGACGAGAAAGCCGCTCTCGAAGACTTCGTGATGAGCGAGATCGATCTCCTGAAGCGCTCGAACTTCTCGTGGTGCGACCTCTTCGGGGACGACTGTGCCCTACTCGCCGCTGGTTTCAAGGCCTGGGCCGGAGTGTTCTTCCTCGAAGGCCGCTGGTACGCGGTCGGCGGCCAAGGAACAGTGCCGGTTCGACTCTTGGGTGTCGGCGAACGCACGGTGTGCCTGGCGCAGGCCAACGACTGGCTCAACGATCTGGAAACGGATGACGCCGCCCACAAATCCCGGCGTTGGCTAAGCGAGGTGCCGACCGAGAACCAGTTGCGCTACCTGCCGCCAGCGCTGCGCGCCGATTTCGGCCTGACCCGCTACCAGGCGTCGGCACTGCTGACGTTCCAGTTCAACAAGCACGCGATCCAGCGGGTCGTTCATGCCGCCAATCAGCATCACCTGGAGGCCGCATGACATGCGCCGTCTGCTCTCGCGAAGCGCGCGGCTTCGGCATCTTCAACCCCGCGCTACAGCGCACCGATCCGCGGCGCTTCCTGGAGCGCTGGGTGTTCTGTTCGATGCGCTGCATGGAGGCGTTCTCCAAAGTCATGGAACGGCTGACCGGACTTCAGGAGGGCGCCGTGCTTGATCCCTCCGATCTGGAAATTGCCGCCATGCGCTCGGCTCTGGCACCCCTCGGGGATTACGTCGCTTCGATCGGTATGGAGCGGCCTCTGGCCGACTACGGCAAGGCGGAAGTCCTGCGGCTAGTCGAGGTCGTGATCGACGCCTATCAGGCGCACATGCTCATCGAGCACGAACGCCTGGCGGCGACCGATCGCGCCCTTCTCGAACAGCGCCTTGCTGCCCAACCCTTGCCGGTGTCCGGCACCCCTACAAGGATTCCCTTCTGATGATCGATCTGAACCACCAACCCAGGTTTCACGAAAAGGTCACCGCGCTCGTGGATGCCGCGCTGCAGGCGGAAAGCACCACACGCGAAAAGCGTCGGTATCTCGGCGCCTCCCGCCTCGGCGTGAGTTGCGAACGTGCCCTGCAGTTCGAGTATGCAGATGCGCCGGTCGATCCCGGGGCCGAGTTTGCCGGCCGTACGCTGCGCATCTTCGACGTCGGGCATGCCCTCGAAGACCTCGCCATTCGCTGGCTGCGGCTGGCCGGGATCGACCTCCATACCCGCCGCAAGGATGGCGGGCAGTTCGGTTTCTCAGTGGCCAACGGCCGCATCCAGGGACACGTCGACGGCGTGATCGCTGACGCGCCCGCCGATCTCGGCCTGACGTTCCCGACGCTGTGGGAGTTCAAGACGATGAACGACAGAAACTGGAAGGCCTGTGTGAAGTCCGGCGTCGCGGTCAGCAAGCCCGTGTATGCGGCGCAGGTGGCGATCTACCAGGCGTACATGGAACCGGCAATCCCGGGCATCTCCGACCACCCGGCGCTGTTCACCGCGATCAACAAGGGCACGCAGGAACTGTGGTTCGAACTCGTGCCGTTCGATGGTGGCCTGGCGCAGCGCATGTCGGACCGCGCGGTGCGGGTGATCCAGGCGACGGAGGCCGGCGAACTGCTGCCGCGGATCACGACCGATTCGAGCTACTACGAATGCAAGTACTGCTCGTGGGCGACTCGCTGCTGGAGTGCGGCATGAACGCTCCCGCGCCGGTGGCCGTGCTGACACCACCCTGTTCCCGACCGCTGGTCGCAACGGGGACGGTCGAGCGACTACTGCTTCGCCACGTCGATCGCGTGTGCCCCGAGTCCCGGCTGTGTGCCGGAGTCATCAAGCAGGCCTTTGTCGACCTGCGGAGCTCGTCTTCGGGTACCCGGCGCGACGCACGACGCTTCTTTCGTGACGGCCGTCTGAATGCCTGGTGCGACGTGCTCGGCCTCAACCCGGACTTCGTCCGTGAGATCGCCCTGAAGACCGGCTATCTCCCCCTGAACTCGAAGGAAGAACCGCATGCTTGACTACAACGATTCCGAGTTCCCAACGTTCCAGGCCGCCGAAGGCGCCCGGGACGAACTGCGCGGGGCACTGCTCGCCCGTCTAGAAAGTGTGCTTCGGCACCTGTTTACAGCTGGCGAAATCCGGGGCGAACGATTCACGATTGGCGACGTGCTCGGCAACCCGGGTCGCAGCCTGGAAGTGGTGCTGGACGGTGACAAGGCCGGGCTGTGGACGGACCGGGCAACGGGCGAAGGGGGCGACATCTTCGATCTGATCGCCCGTCAGCGCGGCCTGGATTCCCGGAATGACTTTCCCCGGGTGATCGAGGAAGCGCGAGCGCTGGCCGGGTGTCCGGTCGTGGTGCCGCCGAAACGGCAGCGCAGGAAAGAGATGCTGGTCGATGATCTCGGCCCGGCGACCGCCAAGTGGGACTATTTCGCGGCCGACGGCAGCCTGATCGCCTGTGTCTACCGCTACGACCCGCCCGGAGGGCGCAAGGAGTTCAGACCTTGGGACGCCCAACGGCGCAAGATGGCGCCGCCCGACCCGCGTCCGCTGTACAACCAGCCGGGGATGGTCGGCGCCGAGACGGTGGTACTCGTCGAAGGTGAGAAATGTGCGCAGGCCCTGATCGTTACCGGCGTCGTGGCGACCACTGCGATGCACGGCGCGAAAGCGCCTGTCGACAAGACCGACTGGACGCCGTTGAACGGCAAGCGAGTAGTCCTCTGGCCCGATCTCGACAAGGCTGGGTGGGACTACGCGATGGCCGCGGCGGACGCCGTGCTGATGGCCGGCGCACGGTCTTGCGAAGTCTTGATGCCACCGGATGACAAGGCTGCGGGGTGGGATGCGGCCGACGCGCTGGCGGAAGGATTCGATCTGCCCACGTTTTTGGCCAGCGGTCCGCGCATCACCATTCAACCACCGTTCCAGGAAGAAGCTGAGGAACCCGACGAAAATGCGGTCTGGGCAACCGACGACGCCCTGGCCCTGTCCTTCACTCGGCGCTATGCGCTGGACTGGCGCTACTGCGCGCAGTGGGGCAAGTGGCTGGTGTGGACCGGCAGCCGCTGGCAGCCGGACGAAACCTTGCTGGTCACTCATCTGATGCGGCAGGTTTGCCGCGAGGCTTCATTAAAAGCGAACGCGCACCGGCTGGCCGCCAAGCTCGCCTCGAGCAGCACGGTGAGTGGCGTCGAACGCCTCGCACGCAGCGAACGAAGACATGCCGCGACGTCGGCCGAATGGGACGGCGATCCGTGGCTCGCCAACACGCCCGGCGGGGTGGTCGATCTACGCACCGGCCGACTGCGGCCGCACGACCGGGCCGACCGGATGACCAAGATCACCACGGCCACGCCGAACGGCGCGTGTCCGCGGTGGCTGGCGTTCCTGTCCGATATTACCCGCGGTGATGCGGAACTGATCACTTACTTGCAGCGGGTCGTCGGCTACTGCGTGACGGGTGTCACCTCCGCGCATGCCCTGTTCTTTCTCTACGGCACCGGGGCCAATGGCAAGTCGGTGTTCGTGAACGTGATCACCACCATCCTCGGGGACTACGCCGCCAACGCCCCGATGGATACGTTCATGGAAGCGCGCACCGATCGGCATCCGACCGACCTCGCGGGGCTGCGTGGCGCCCGTTTCGTCTCCTCAATCGAAACCGAGCAAGGGCGGCGCTGGAACGAGTCGAAGGTGAAAGCGATCACCGGCGGCGACAAGGTCTCGGCGCGCTTCATGCGCCAGGATTTCTTCGAGTACGTACCGCAGTTCAAGCTGGTGATCGCCGGCAACCACAAGCCCTCGATCCGTAACGTCGATGAGGCGATGAAACGCCGGCTGCACCTCATACCGTTCACGGTCACGGTGCCGCCGGAGAAGCGCGACGGCAAGCTCACCGAGAAGCTCCTCCAGGAGCGCGACGGCATTCTGGCCTGGGCCGTAGAGGGGTGCCTCGCCTGGCAGCGAGGAGGGCTCAAGCAACCGGCCTGCGTATTGTCGGCGACCGACGAATATTTCGAGGCCGAGGATGCGCTGGGGCAATGGATCGACGAGCGCTGCCTGCTGGCGAAGGCCTGTCGCGAAGGGGTTTCTGAACTCTTCGCCGACTGGCGTGAATGGGCGGAACGTGCCGGCGAGTACGTGGGCTCGGTCAAGCGATTCTCCGAGTCGATGGCGGCGCGCAAGTTCGAGAAGTGTCGTCTGACTGGTGGCGCTCGTGCGCTCACTGGACTGTCACTTCGCCCCCGCCCTGGTATCCCCGCCTACGCCTATCGCGATGAATAGCGGAATCGGGGAGTGACGGTTTTGACAGGCTTAAACATTAACCGCCCTTACGTACACGTGTACACGGTAATGGGTAAGCCCGTCCGATCCGTCACGCACTCAAATGACATGGAGCACTGAACGATGCGTACGACCATTCTGGCCCTGGATCTGGGCACACATACCGGGTGGGCGCTGCACCACCTGGACGGCACGATTACCAGCGGCACTGCACACTTCATGCCCCAGCGCTTCGAGGGCGGCGGCATGCGCTACCTGCGCTTCAAGCGCTGGCTCACGGAAATCAAGCACTCGGTCGACGGCATCGATGCGGTCTACTTCGAGGAGGTGCGTCGTCACGCCGGTGTCGATGCGGCGCACGCCTATGGCGGCTTCCTGGCGCACCTGACCGCGTGGGGCGAGCACCACCAGATCCCGTACCAGGGCGTGCCGGTGGGGACGATCAAGAAACACGCCACCGGCAAGGGCAATTCCGGCAAGGACGCGATGATCGCCGCCGCCAGGGCACGGGGACTCGATCCGCAGGACGACAACGAAGCCGACGCGCTGGCCCTGCTCGCGTGGGCAGTGAGTCAGGAGGTGGCGTCATGAAGATCCCTCCGCAACGCTATCGCTGCCCGCTGGGGCGGTTGCAGCCAGACGTCACGAATCTCGAAGCGGTGAAGGAAACCGGCTGGCGCGAGCAGCGCATCCTGGTGGTGTCCGACACCGACGAGCGGCTGGACTTCGTCGAACGGGAGTTGGTCCGGCGACTGGGCGAACGGCTCTACGGCACAGGAGGTCGGCGTCATGGCTGACTGGACCCTCGAAGACGTCGCGGCACGATTCGCCGAGGCGGCCGAGACGGGCCGGCGACTGCCGCGCGTTCGGGTGCAGGGCTACTTCAACGTCTGGCCAACCTTTGCCCGAGACACATGGGAAGCGTATCCCGAGGAGGAGCGTGACTACCGTCCGTTGCCGCCCAGCCCTGATGCCATTGACCGGATGCTGGAGACGATGCGCTGGGTGCAGTGGCTGGAAGTCGAGCAACGCCATCTCGTCTGGATGCGCGCCAGGCAACGCGAATGGAAGGACATCTGTCGCCAGATGGGCTGCGACCGGACAACGGCATGGCGGCGGTGGCAGAAGGCGCTGCAGGTGGTGGCCCAGCAACTTAGCGCCAAGCCACCTCTCTCGGCAAGACGATGATCAGAACCGAATGCCGGCGATCTCGCCGTCCTCATCGAGGGCGTGATCACTGGGACCGTCCTCAAGGACACCGCGTAGCCATATTAAAGTCGGTGGCCAGAAGGAGTATGGCCGAACCATATCAACGACGCCTTGGACTCGCTTCGGGATATTCGTCCCTGTGAAGCGATAGAAGACGTAGTTCATGAGGTCATCCTGCGCCATCTCTTTCAGTTCTGCTTCGGAGTACCTGTCGCGTATCAGCACGCCATCGTCGTCGACCGACTCGCAGAGGCTTTCGTATAGATCGTCGGCACAAAGAGAGAACGCGAACTCATCTTCGACGAATGAACCCGAGGTGTCGTGAAAGGTTTCCGAGTCCTTCAGGTCCATCGCAATGATGACGCCGAAGTAGTAAGCCTGCTCCGTCGGCTTGAAAGTCTTGGCTGACTCCGAAACGTGGTGCCAGTGGTTGAAGCCCGCCGCCTGCGCGACCTGATCCAAGGCTTCGTGGTGGGGTGTCCCGCTGTCCTTCTTGAGCTTGCGAGCCCTCTGCTTGAGCTTCTCGACGTCAGCCGAGGAAATGACGATCTGTGTACGCATTGTGCAACTCCTATTCCATGCGCGGAAAACCGGTGCCCACTGCCGAGACCCGCTGGTTAGGAATCTCAAACACAAATCGGTAGCGATCGTCCCGTCCGGGTGCGCCAAGGTGGGCAGCAGGCTTCGATCTAGCCAGCAGCTAGGATAGCAGGTCAAGACGCAGTCGTGAACGGTTGATCTTGAGAGCGGGATTTAGCGCGGATCGGCGGAAATGCGAGCAAAGGAGCGTACATCAGAGGGGCTCGCTGTCTTTTTGCCGTGCAACATCCACCCCCGCTTTTGGGTAAGATTCTGGCTATGATCTGGACAGTGGTGCGGAGATAGAGAACACCGCCAAAATCTCCTAAATCGCAAACCGAGATTGTAGGGTTTCAGCCCTCACCATCGACCCGCCCATGTGGCGGGTTTTTGCAGTCAGGCCTGCACACAGGATCGGGAACAGCCTACGTCACGTCGCAGCCTGACCCGGGCTGTCTCGGCCAGACCGTAGCATTCCGAAGGCCGTCAGCAAGGCGGCACAGTGCCAACGGCCAGCGCGGACGCGTTGCTGCACCAGACTCAGATAAGCGCCAGGTGCTGGAGGCTTAGGCCTTTTGTGTCTTCGTTGATTGCAGGACCAGCAAGCGGCAACGATATTTTGTGCCGTATCGACGCCACCGTCCTGCCGTGCGTCAAGGTGCTCTGCGGTGCACTGAAGTCTTTGCGCCTGCGAAGGCTTTATCTTGTGGGCTCGGGAAAAAGCGACAAGATCATCCTGCCACATCGGCAAGCCGCAATAGTAGCAGCGGCCCAATTGAGCAAGGTAAGCGGATTTGCGATTGCGGACTAATGGCGTAACCGGCATGGAAGGCCCCTTTAAGAATCAAAGTGAACCCCGCTAGCCGTTATGTACAAGACGGGTACCAGCCGACGATTGCCGGAATGGCCCTACACGCGCTCGTCACGAGACGCGCGCCGAAATTATAGCCTGTACGTTTGGCCATTGGAACACCACGGGCATCACGAGCCGTGAGCGACGTCGACGGGTACCAGGAGTCCAACTGACACCGTCGGCGCGCTATCTCTTTCCTCTCTACTTCTTATCACTGCGGCCCGTGACCTCATCCGTCCGGGCCGTTTCCATTTGTCAGAGGTGAATCTTGGTCGCATCCGAATTGACGCTGGAGCAGTGGCCGGTCGATCGATTGCTCGACTACGCCCGGAATCCGCGCAATAACGACCACGCCGTCGAGCAGATGGCAGCGGTCATCACCGAGTTCGGGTTTCGGATTCCCGTGGTTGCCAGGAGCACAGGGGAAATTGTTGACGGTCATCTTCGGCTCAAGGCGGCGCGCAGGCTTGGTCTGACCTCGGTGCCAGTGGTCCTGGCCGACGAACTGAGCGACGCCCAGATCAAGGCCTTCCGTTTGCTGGCCAATCGTTCGGCAACCTGGGCGGAATGGGATGACGCGATGCTCGCGCTGGAACTTGAAGACCTGAAGCTGGCCGACTTCGATCTGTCATTGACAGGTTTCGACGCCGACGAGATCGAGGCCTTGCTGAGCAACGATGCCGATGGTGGCGACGGCGGCCAACAGCCAGAATCTGACGCGGCCGACGACGTACCCGATGTCCCGACCAATCCCGTCGCTCGCACCGGCGACGTGTGGGCCTTGGGTCAGCATCGCCTGATCTGCGGTGACGCCGCTGACTCTGCCGTGATCACGACGCTGATGGCCGGCGATCGGGCGCGGGTCTGCTTCACCTCACCGCCCTACGGCAACCAGCGTGACTACACCAGCGGCGGGGCATCACCGATTGGGACGGATTGATGCGCGGCGTCTTCGTAGATCTCCCGATGAGCGACGACGGCCAGGTGCTCGTCAACCTCGGCCTGATCCACCGCGACAACGAAGTAAGCCCGTATTGGGATGGCTGGCTGGCGTGGATGCGCACCGAGGGCTGGCGGCGGTTCGCGTGGTACGTCTGGGACCAGGGGCCCGGGATGCCTGGCGACTGGGCGGGACGTTTCGCCCCGAGCTTCGAGTTCGTCTTCCACTTCAACCACCAGAGCCGCAAACCGAACAAGATCGTTCCCTGCAAGCACGCCGGTCAGGAATCGCACCTGCGCGCAGACGGCTCCTCTACTGCGATGCGCAGTAAGAATGGCGAGGTCGGCGGCTGGACGGCAGCGGGCCAACCCACGCAGGACAACCGGATTCCCGACTCGGTGATCCGCGTGATGCGCCACAAGGGCAAGATCGGGCAGGACATCGACCACCCCGCCGTCTTCCCGATCGCCCTGCCGGAGTTCATCCTCGAGGCCTACTCCGGCACCGGGGACATCGTCTTCGAACCGTTCTGTGGGTCAGGAACGACGATACTCGCGGCGCAGCGTACCGGCCGCATCGCCCGCTCGGTCGAGATTGCCCCCGAGTACGTCGATGTTGCGATCAAGCGCTTCCAGCAGAACTTTCCCGGTGTGCCGGTGACACTCGCGGCCACCGGCCAGACCTTCACCGAAATCGCCGACGAACGCCTGGGGAGCGACGATGCTGACCGTTGAGCAGTGGCCGATCGACCGGCTGATCGAGTACGCGCGCAACCCGCGCAAGAACGACCATGCCGTCGACCAGATGGCTGCCGCGATCCAGGAGTTCGGTTTTCGGATCCCTTGCGTCGCGCAGTCCGATGGCCGTCTCGTGGATGGCCACCTGCGGCTGAAGGCGGCGCGCAAGCTCGGACTCGACACGGTGCCGGTGATTCTCGCCGACGACCTGACGCCAACGCAGATCAAAGCCTTTCGTCTGCTGGCCAACCGCTCGGCGACCTGGGCCGAATGGGATGATGATCTTCTGCGCCTCGAACTCGATGAGCTGAAACTCGACGACTTCGATATGGCACTGACCGGTTTCGATGCCGACCAGTTGCTGGAGATCATGGCCGGCGAGGAAACGACGGCGGCGGGGAACACCGACGACGACGCCGTGCCGGAGGCTCCGGAAACACCGGTGTCGCAGTTGGGTGATGTGTGGGTGCTCGGCAAGCACCGGCTGCTGTGCGGGGATGCTACACACGAGGACAGCTATCAGGCACTACTCGGCACCGATCGGGTGTCGATGCTCTGGCAAGACCCTCCGTACGGCGTGAACTACGCCAACAGCGCAAAGGACAAGTTGCGCGGCAAGAACCGGCCAATCCTCAACGACAACCTGGGCGACGGCTTTGGTCCCTTCCTGCAAGCGGCCCTCATCCCGGCGCTGGCGCGCTGCAATGGCGCGGTCTACATCGCGATGTCCTCCAGCGAGCTCGACGTGCTGCAGTCAGCGTTCCGCGCCGCCGGTGGCCACTGGTCGACCTTCATCATCTGGGCGAAGAACACCTTCACGCTGGGCCGCGCCGACTATCAGCGCCAGTACGAGCCGATGCTCTACGGTTGGCCCGAGGGCGGCAAGCGCCACTGGTGCGGCGACCGTGACCAGGGCGACGTGTGGCAGATCAAGAAGCCCGTCAAGAACGATCTCCATCCGACGATGAAGCCCGTGGAACTCGTCGAGCGCGCGATTCGCAATTCGAGCCACCCGGGCGATACGGTGCTCGATTGCTTCGGCGGCTCCGGTACCACGTTGATCGCCGCCGAGAAGTCGGGACGGTCCGCGCGGTTGATGGAACTGGACCCCAAGTACGTCGATACCATCGTTCGCCGCTGGCAGGACTACACCGGCAAGAACGCCACCCGGGAGTCGGATGGCGTTGAGTTTGATGCGGTGTTGGGTCAGGCCGAGAGTGCTTCCTCGGAGATCGCGCAGTGAATCACAAACCCCGTCAGGTACGGCAAGCCTTGCGGGATGCCGGAGTCTTTGCTGGTCCGGCGGTTGATCGTCCAGCCCATCCATTGCGTGATGGCGGCGTGAATCGCCTGCTCGACGTGCTTGCCGACCAGCATCTGGTTGCGGACATCATCAGAAAAGTGTCGTCCGTGGCGGCTGTCGAGGAAGAGCCTGACCGATTCGAGCGGCTCGCCGGTAGCGTTGGAGATTGCGGTCATGGCCAAAAGCCATGCGACTTCGGCATTGTCCTGCATGCCGCCGTAGAAGCCCCAGGCTTCGTTCTCGGTGGCGGGGATCGGGTTGGCGATGGTGTTGGCGGTGGTCATGGTGTTTCTCCCGTTTGCGTTGATGACAGAGACATGATTGCTCTACCACGAACACAAGCCAAGTGCTTTCTCAATCATTTTGGCAACGCTTTCAGTCTTCCCAAATGGACGTTGCATCGCGTGCAATCCCGATGCGCGCCCGGTCGTCGTCGCTTGCTGCTTCGACCACCGCGCTGCCTGTTTTT